AGCGCGGCAGCGGCACGCCTCACCATTGACAAGTACGGGAAAGATGCCGTGCGGGTGGTGAACTCACCCGTCATCGAGGAGCACGAAGACAATCGCCGCTTCCTGGCCGATGTCCAGCGATGGCTAGGCGTCGAGATTGAGACGGCGGTGAACCCAAAGTACCCAGCCGCAAGTGCGCGCGAGGTTTGGGAGAAGCGTAAATTCATGTCGTCGCCTCATGGCGCGCCCTGCACGGTCGAATTGAAGAAAGAGGCGCGGCGGCATTGGGAAGAGGCAAACCCCGTCGAGTGGCACGTCCTGGGCTTTACGGCGGAGGAGAAAAAGCGCCATGACCGTTTCGTGCTGACGGAGCGCAGCAACGTACTGCCTATCCTGATTGACGCTGGCATGAAGAAGTCTGATTGCCTGGAGATGTTGACTGACGCGGGTATCAAGCTTCCCGTTCTGTACGGGTTACAATTCCCGAATAATAATTGCAGGGGCTGTGTCAAGGCCACGTCACCATCGTATTGGAACCTTGTGCGGCGCACGTTCCCCGATGTGTTCGCAGACAGGGCGGAGCAATCGCGACGGCTGGGCGTGAGGCTTACGCGCGTGAAGGGCGAGCGCATCTTCCTGGACGAACTGAAGCCCGACGATGTCGGCCAGATGGAGATGAACTTTGATTGCAATGTGTTTTGCGAGGAGCCGGAGCGTTGAGCAAGCTGAACTTCACCAGCGCGGATGAGCGCAACCAGGACCGGATCGTGACGTACCTGTCCGAGAAGTGGGATTGCGGCATCTGGCGGTTCCCGGCGATTGTCTCGAACATCGACTATGTGGCCGCGCGTCACGCACCTGGGTCGAAGTATCCGAAGGTCGAGGCGTTCATCGAAATCAAGTGCAACTCAGGCAGCGTGCAGAAGCCGCTCGACTTCGGCCATATGTGGGTTGACCTGACGAAGGTGGAGGCGTTCGTCTCCGTCTGGAAAATGTTCAAGGTGCCGTCGATGTACGTGGTAGGCTTCGATGACGGCCTGGTGTTCATGAAGTGGACGTATGAAGAAAATCCCTACACGCAGATCATGGAGGTTGGCAGGCGTGACCGGGGCGATCCGAATGATGTCCGTCTGGCGTGCAAGGTTCCCGTCTCAGCTTTCAAGGTGATACGATATGAGGGTTCAATATACGCCGACCGGGAAAGTGCTTGACGCTTTCTATTACGACGACAGCTTCGTTGCGGGCATCCGTGGCCCGATTGGTTCCGGCAAGAGTACGGCGGCGGCGTTCCGCCCCTGGCGGCACCTGATACAGTCTGAGCCTGACACGCGCGGTGTGCGCCGTGCGCGCTGGGCGATCATCCGCAACACCTATCCGCAGCTTAAAACCACGACGATCAAGACGTGGCATGAGTGGTTTCCGCGCGAGATGGGCCGCTGGCAAGACGAGGGGCCACCGACGCACTTCATCAAGGACAGCGGGATTGAGTTGGAGGTCATGTTCATGGCGCTCGACCGCCCCGACGATGTGGGCAAGTTGCTGTCCCTGGAATTGACGGGCGCATGGATCAACGAGGCAAGAGAAGTGCCGAAGGCGATCCTCGACGGCCTGACGGGCCGTGTTGGCCGCTTCCCTCCGGCGCGAGGTGCGGCGCGCGGATGGAGCGGCGTCATCATGGACACGAACCCGCCTGATACGGACCATTGGTGGTACAGGCTTGCAGAGGAGGATAAACCGGATGGCTTCAAGTTCTTCTCGCAGCCAGCGGGCGACGGGCCGGATGCGGAAAACATCAGCAACTTGCCGCCCGACTACTACAAGCGCGCGCAAGCTGGCAAAGACGGCGAGTGGGTCAAAGTCTATGTGCGCGGCGAGTATGGATTTGTTCAGGACGGCAAGCCAGTGTTTCCTGAATTTCGCGAGAAACTTCATTTTTCTGATCTGGGCTACGTCGAGCGATGGCCCTTACATATTGGGATTGATTTTGGTCTGACCCCTGCGGCGGCGTTTGGTCAGGTGTCTCCTACGGGCGCGTGGCGCATCGTTGATGAACTGGTGACGGAGAACGCGGGCGCGAAACAGTTTGGTGAGATGCTGGTTGCAAAGCTGCGCCGCGATTATCCTGGTGGCACGATAGGCTCCATCACTGGCGACCCTGCGGGTTCTGCGCGCGGGCAGGGCGACAGCGAAAATACGGTGTTTGATCTGCTGAACGCGGCAATGTCGAAGGCCAATCTGCGGGCGCGGCCTGCGTCGAGCAACGACTTCACGCTCCGGCGCGAGGCTGTGGCCCAGGCTATGACGCGCATCATCGACGGCGAGGCGGGTCTGGTGTTTGGCTCGAACGCACGCATCCTGCGGAAGGCAATCGCTGGCGGCTACCGCTACAAGCGCGTCCAGGTGTCGGGGTCCGACCGCTATCAGGACAAGCCCGACAAGAACAACTTCAGCCACATTGCCGATGCGCTCCAGTATCTCATGCTGGGCGGCGGCGAGGGCCGCGTGGTGGTCAAGATGGAAGGCCAGGGGCAGTCGCGCACCATGAGCCAGAACTACAATCCGCTGGAGGGCGTGCCTACGGATGTGAACCGTGCAGGATTGGTGGAATATGACCCGTTCAATTGAGGAAGCCCTGCTCTACATCATCGACAACGCGCGGCCCCGCGACGTGGTGGAGATGATGGCGACCCGGACGCCGACGATGCCGCTGCCGCGCCACACGGTTGGCCCGCTGTGGGAAGCCGCTGAGTACGCGCAGATATTTGGGGCGGGCGACGAGCCGATATGCTTCGTGATGTTTCACGCGCTGACGACGCGGGCCTTGTCGGCCTCGCTGATTTCCACGCCGCGCTTCCATGAAATCGCGCGGCCCCTGCTCTCCTGGGGCCTGAAAGAATTTAAGCCAGCCGCTTTGCGGAAGGGGTATAACCGTCTGGAATGCCGAACGATGTCCGGGCATCTGGAAGCAATCGAACTGCTGGAGCGATTGGGCTTCCAGCGTGAGGTTGTTCTCAGGGATTACGGCGCGCACGGCGAGACGTTCTTTCAATACGCCTGGAGGCTCCCCGACAATGTGCTTCAGCACGCCGAAAATTCCGAAGGCACCAGCCCCTCCTCAGAAAGAGGACGCGATGGTGGCACGCGACCGTGAGTTGCAGAAGCGCGCGATGGCGCAAGGCTTCAACTCCACGATCCTGACCTCGCCGATGGGCGGCACCAACTCTCCTGCCTCCGTGCAGAAGAAAGCGTTGCTGGGTGGATGATGGAAGTCGATGCCGCCCGCATTTGCCAGCGTTATGACCGTCTGAAGGCGGAACGCGCGACGTTCGAGAGTACCTGGCAGGAAATCGCCGAGGTAATCCGTCCGCTGCGTGCCGAATTTACGGCGACCCGGAGCGCGGGCGAGAAGCGTTACAACAAGGTCTTCGACAGTACACCACTGATGGCTGCGGATAACTTCGCGGGCGGCATCTACGGCATGATGACCTCGCCGTCGAACCGCTGGTTCAGCCTCAAGCTGGAAGACGATGACCTGGGCGGCTGGGGTCCGGTCAAAACGTGGCTCTACAACACCACGACGATCCTGCTGAACAGTTTCGGCCCGGAATACAGCCGTTTTTACAACGTGATCCCGGCTCTTTACGCGGATTTGGCCTGTTTCGGCAACGGGGTGTTCTACTCCGAGGAACAGGAAGGTCGCCGGATCAACGACAGCGTTCGCGCCCTGTCGGAAGTGGTCTTTGCCGAGAACACCTATGGTGAGGTTGACACCGTTTATCGTCGGTACTCGACGGAAGCGATCAACATCGTGAAGGGCTTCCCGGAGACGGTCAGCGACAAGATCAAAAAGATCGCCGAGAAGGAACCGTACCAGAAAATCTGGCTCCTGCACTGCGTTGAGATTGCCGAGGACTATGAGCCGGGGAACCTGTTCAAGCGTCCTTACACGTCAGTGATTGTCGAGCAGGAAACGAAGCACGTCCTTTCCAAAAAGGGCTACTTCGAAATGCCGTTTCAGATACCGCGCTGGTCACAGGCGGCTGGCGAAACTTACGGGCGAGGTCTGGGTGAGATTGTCATTGCGGATGTCAAAACCCTCAATCAGCAGTCGCGAACAGCGTTGGTTGCAGCGCAAAAAGCGGCTGATCCTCCACTTCTCGCGCCGGATGAAGGGGTTATACGGCAAGCGCGCACATACCCCGGCGGGATAACTTACGGCGGCATTGATTCGAACGGCAACCAGTTGCTCCGGCCCCTTATCAGCGGCGGCGATCATCGGTTGACGATGGAGATGATGGAACAGCGCCGCCAGAGCATCCGCGAGGGCTTTTACTTCTCGCTGATGCAGATGGTTGGCTCTCCCGACATGACGGCCACGGAATGGATTGGTCGCCAGGAAGAAAAGCTGCGGTTGCTGGGTCCGAATTTGGGCCGCATCCAGAGTGAGTTTCTGTCTCCGCTGGTTCGTCGGCGTTTTGGCATGATGGGCCGCATGGGCCTGATCCCGCCGCCGCCGCCTGAAATCCAGGGGCAGAAGATGCAGGTTGATTACGTCTCGCCGCTCGCGAAAGCGCAGATGGCGGGAGAAGCGCAGGCGGTTGTGCGGCTCTATCAGTCCGTCGAGGCGATGGCCGGGATTGATCCGACGATCCTGGACAACATCAACCACGACGAGGCGCTGAACATGCTGGCGAAGGGCTGGGCGGTTCCGGCCCCGGTCATGCGCGGGCCTGAAGAAGTGGCCGCGATCCGTGAGCAGCGCGCCGAACAGGAGCGCATGGCTCAGATGACACAGATGGCCCAGGCGGGCGGCGCGGCGTTCCGCTCCGTGGCCCAGGGTGGCAAGGAAATGGCGCAAGCGGAAGCAACGCGCGCAGAAACGGAATCAAAGGGCGCTAAGAGTGGCGGCGCTGATATTGGAAGTGCCATTCAGATGTTGCGTGCAGCCCTGTCAGGCAATCGGGCGGCGTAAGGAGTAACTCAAATGGCTGTATTCTCAGTTTCGGTGTCGAACACCGCACAATCTACCACGAACGACACGATGACGATCATCGGCGGCGCATCACGTCGCTTCCGCATCCTCGAAATCAGCGTATCCGGCATGGCAGGCACGTCCGCATCGGCGGCGGCTTGCGAGCTCGGCGCGTTCCTCTCGACGGGCGGCACCACGGGCGGCGGCGCACTGACGCCGAAGAAGTGGGATACCAACACGGCGGTGTTCTCCGGCACGGTCAACACGACATGGTCCGGCCAGCCGACCGTGTCGGGTCTGCCG